TCACTTAAGAAAAAAATCTGAGATTGTGATGAAATATACTTAAACTATAGGGTGCTTTAGTTCAATAAGATAGCTAATAAAAAAAAGCCCTCCTCTCAATTAATGAGAAGGGCTTTTCCAATCTATTTTACTCGAAGAACTTGTCCTACATAAATAGTGTAATTATCATCAAGATTATTCCAGTCCTTAATTTGCTGCTCAGTGCTTCCATAAGTCCTGCTTAAGGAGTATACAGTATCACCAGATACAACTGTATGATATACCGCTGAGCTTTTCTTAGGAAGGTTAAAGCTCTTCACAATACCATTAACATGCCCACGTGCAAGATTTTCAATAAAGGTGCTTGATTTTAGCTTAGCTGCATCATTGGCATTATCGATAAAGCCATTTTCAGTTAAAAGAGCCGGCATGTTTGTCTCCCTTAGAACATGAAAGTTTGCCTGCTTTTTACCACGATCATAGAAATCAACAAGCTTAATTACTTCAGCATGAATGTTGTTTTGATATGTTGTAGTTGGTGTTCCAACTCCTGGATAAACATAATCTTCATATCCGGTGCCGCCGCCCGCGTTAATGTGGATTGACAGGAAGAAATCAGCTCCCCAGGCATTAGCAGCATTTGTACGTTCTGATAAGGAAACAGTCTGATCTCCTGTACGGCTCATCCGGATTGAAACATTGTCATATTCAAGGGTTAAAATATCTTTAATACGAGTTGCAATTTGAAGTGTTAAATTCTTTTCCTGTAGTCCGTTTCCAACTGCACCTGGATCTGTTCCGCCGTGTCCTGGATCAAAAAATAGTTTTACCATGTTTAATCACCTCTAATAATATTTTTATTCCAAAGTAAATAAACTGCTTGTACTTACACATTACATGGCAATCACTCCTTTCAGACAAAATAAAAAGCCACCCAATTTGGCAGCTTATTTCTTCATTAATCCTTGTGCTTGCAATGCTATTTTCTGCAGTTGTGCTTTCCTACTAACATGCGTGTTCTTCCACACCGTCCAGGCATTAACCGCAATAAAAATAGTTAATAAAATAAAATTGGCGATATCGCTGGCAAAAGGGGTAATGTCCACATTAAAAACAGCCTTTAATCCTAATGCAAATAAAGAAAGCCACCCACTTAAAAGGATGGCCCAGTCTTTCCACGTTTTCGGTTGTTCGTACATCTTAATTTCCTCCCTTTAGAACGTTATAAAAAATAGCGATCGCTCCTCCTATAATTCCGGTACTGATTGCTGTAATGATTGCTGCTGTAATTGTCCTTTTAATCCAAGTAGTGTTTTCGTCTATCTTGTTAAGCTTTTCATTTATTGAAATAATTTGTTGATCATGCCGAGTTGATATTTTTTCAAGGTTATTCAACCGGTTTTCAATACTTTTAAGATCGCCCTTTATTTCTGCAATTTCTTTATCATACATATTTTCATTATCCGCCTGCATGATAACGTCCCCCTTTAAAGGCTATCTTGAGTGCTTGTCCTGTACGACAGGGTGCTTTCACTACTTAAGTTTTTAAGTGGCCAACCTACAAAATTCTTTACCTCACCCTTATTGATTATTCTATATTTTAGTAAATGAAAAATTGCCGCCTATTGTAAAGGCTACTGTCTCTCCAAAACAACCCAATTTTCTTTAATAGCACCTTAAGTAAACATATTACAGAATTCCCCTATGCTTTTAGCCTTTTCTATTTTGAATTTGTTTACGGTACTTTTCATTTCCTATCCTTTAAACACTGTAAATATAATCGCTATCACACCACCGATAACTGCAGTGCAAGTTGCTGTTAGTATCGCATTAGTTATTGTCCTCTTTAGCCACTTTGTGTCTTCTTTGATTTCCTTTAAATCACCTTGGATGTTTTGAATAGCTTGATCTTGAATAAGTGATTTATCTTGCAGCCTTCGTATATCACCTTTCATTTCCTCAATGTCTTTTTGCACTGATGTTTTCCAAATATCTAATGCTTCCGCCTCCTGTGTCACTCACAATCCCCCCTTGAAGGCAAAATAAAAAAGCCTCTTTGGCTTTGATTTCATTTTTCTATATTTCCTGATGTCGCCTTATTAGCTAAAAAGTCTTCTCTTTTTTCCCTTTGCAGAATCCTTATATAATGCCTTTGTACTTCTTCCTCCACGGGAAGATCTCCTGTGTTTACATCCTCATCTGTGTCATTAACAGGAATATTCATGTTTATCACTTTGACAGCCCCGCAATCACAGGGAATATTGATGTTTTCATATTCATTGAATTCCTCTAATTTCTTTAATGTAGGTATCACGGTTGTGTCTGTGATCTTGATTATTCCGCAAAATGTACACTCTGTTTCCAGTAAACCATTTATAAGGCTTAATATCATTAACCTACACCTCCTGGATAATTATATTCTCCACGCCAATACCTATACGATCCGTTGACGCCGTTACCATTTAGATATAGCCAAAAGCCATATTTGGTTATTTCAGCTACAAAAGGTCCCTGACCTGTGCCTAAATTGGTTGATGTTGGAGCAAAATCAATCGATGAAGGGATGACCTTTGCTGACTGTTTAAATTGAACGACAACTCCTACACACGAGCTTGTATTCGTCCCTACATTCATTCCTCCTATTCCACAAAAACCGGCAGGCATTAGATAGTTTGTTTCTATTTTATCTACATAAATAGTGTCCTCTACCTCTAAGGTTCTCACATTGACACTTGCACCGGTTATAAAAAATTTATTGCTGTATGGATCATAAGCCATTTCTACAGTTGGTGATCCTTGCAAATTGTTAAAGGTAATGGACCCTCCACCTCGTGGCCCACCATGGGCAATGTTGAGCTCGTTACCGATTTTCGCTTTAGAATTGATATTGATGTTTCCTCCAACCATATCCCCAACAAATTTTATATTTCCGCTGGTGTCTACAAAAAATTTATCTTTCCACGTGCTTGCTGTAGAGGTACGGGTTTGAATTTTGATTCCATCTGTCGCGCTCTCAACAATTCTCACCAATCCATCCGACCGGGTAATTGTTACCCCGTTTTTATCATCCCAGTACCAACCATTTGTATAAGCCGTTCCTTTTTGAACTGAATTACTGGCATTTTGTTCAACTGTTTCAGCAGGCACACCGTTTACACTTGCTGTATCCGCAGCAGTTTTTTGGCTTGTAATATCAGAAACAATATTCCAATCTGTGTCATCCCATCTTTTCAGCTCATAGGTACTTGTATTAAACCAAAGATCACCTATACTTTCAGCCGTTGGTGGCGTAGGTGAAAAGAAGGTTTGAACTTTTTTATCTGCTGTTTCTTGAGCTTCCTGAACTTCTTGTTCAGATGCTTTTTGCATTAGAACCGCTTTTAGGTTTTTAAATGTCTTCATTATGTCTTCTTCTTTGTATTCAATAAAGTCTCCAAGAATGAATTTCTTTTGAGAAGGATCTGATATTGAACGTTCTACGGAAATGATGCGAGCATCTAAATACAAAGCAGGAGAATAACTAGTATCTTTTAATCGATTGGTATCGCCTAACCTTACCATTTCGTGAGAATGTCCTAAAACATGTTCTATGGATGCTGCGTCTGCTTCATACTCAACAGCCGAATTCACGCGTTTTTTTAATGCAGCTTTTGTAAGCTCTGTCAGCCTTTCCAAGGTCATATCAAGGTCACTTGTTTCAGGAGTATAGATGTCCCAGAGATGACGGCCATTCCTTCCCCATCGCTCCAATGCTTCCTTATCTTCAACGATGACAGTTAAACGTGTACCGTCTTCTCTTTCAGGACCAAGCCCCAATAATGCTGTAACAATGTCTGCTGAATGTTCTTTCCTTGTGACTCCTATCAAGTCTTTACCAAACACAATTTCTTTTCCAGTTACATTTCCAACCCTTTGAATCATGTCTACATACCGGGCAATAATAAGATTACCTCTAATATCCACTCGAAAGCGAACTTCTAACTCAAAAATATTGGCAATCATTCTTATAGCTTCCAAGGCATTTACATGTTCAGGAAACTCAATTGTCCGCGATCCACTAAACTCAGTAATTCCTAGCTTCCATTCCGTTCCTTGTAACACATACTCTCCGGCAGAAATAACCGTTTGCCCATTCAATGTAACTGGATTTAAAATTTTTTGCTTAGCAAGTTCCGAAAAAGAGGCACTACTGTATACTTCTTTCGTTTTGTTACTTAATTGTTGAGTAGCATCAATAATAAATTCACGAAAAAAACCGTCTTCATCAGGAATGATAACACGGTTTCGTTTCATAACATGTTCAGCTGCTGGCACATTTGCTTGCATGGTAAAATCAAATGTTTCGATATTGTCTTTTAACTGCTGCAGGTGTTTATCATTCCAAAAGAGGGATGCTTGTTCTTTATTTTCTAGAATGGCAACGATATTCTCAGATTTCATATCAAGAATGTGAATCACAAGAACCTTTCCCTCCATTCAATACTTAAATCCACCGCACTAAATGGGCTGTAGCTAATTAAATTAGAGCCTTTTTTAAGCGCAAAAAAAGAAGCACCAAAATCTTTTAGGTCCTTCCGATCTTCCCCATTTATTTGAATGCTATTTAATTTATGGTCGATTTCAATCACATCTCCAGCCTGAGCTATATAAGGGATTTGATTGTCTGTAGGGTTATTGATTTTATAAACCTTCAAATCGTTAACTCTCATTGGAACTGCTGTTGTATTAGGGTATATCCGAAATGATACCTGAACTTGTGAGACAAGACTCATAAACTGGTTATCTACATCCAAAATATATAAACTGCCGTCTGATCCACGGGGATAAGTATGTTTACCGTCTTTAATGGTGGAAAAGTAAGCAGTCCAAAGATTTCCGATTCGCTCGATTCGTATAATACCGGAATAATCCTGCCACCATTTACTTACATTCGCCATTTCCGCAGCAGCAATCCATTTCCCATTAATATCCCCAGCTCTTGCTTTCGCGAACGTTTCGTACTCGCCAGAATAACGGTCTTCAATCCCTATTTTCCCAACCACATTATTAGCCGCATCCAATAGATAAATTTCGATCATACCTGTTTGACCGGTTAGGTTTTTTAACTCCACCAATGCCTCCAATCGGAAATCCTGCAGAGATTGAGAAAGAGATTTTTTCATAGCTGGTCCTTGCCACTTAGGCGGGTTAATGACAGACCCGAATGATGATGGGTAAAACCCTTGTCCATCACTGGCAATTGAACCGGCTACATAACCGTTATCTACATAGGTTGCTGGACCCCATCCTGTTAGCGAACTCATAGAATCATTTAGAATGATCTCCTCTTTCACGAATGGTGTCTCATCTACCGAAACAGGCTCTCCAATCCTCATGTATCCTTGTTCAGAAACGATATCCAAATAGGTTATAGGATCGATCACCTGTCCTTTAAATAATGGGTATACCTCAGCTGTTCCTTCATTAACAACGGTTCTAGTATCGTTAATAAATACACCATCACGTGTTTGTCCGTATTTGTAAGGATCTGGACAGATGAAAGTGATTACACCTCGTCCAAATCTTGCAATATCCTCAATATCCAACGAACCATCCACAACAGCATAGTAAACACGGTCTGGCTCATCCTCAAAAATAAGCTTGCCGGGTTGATCTGTTACAAGCCAGGAGGCAAGGTCCTCTTCTAGTTTCCTAACATTGAACCTATCTTTACCATTTATTACAATAGGCTGCTCAATAATTCTCACTTCGGTTTCGGTGCTTCCCAAGTAAGCTCCAGCCATTCCCGGTATGGAAAGGAAATTCCGTTTTATAGGAGCAAAAGCAGAGCGCCTTTTGCCTCTTTCACATATAAGATACTCTTTTTTTATTCCATTAAAAGATAATGATAAAAGCATCAGTACGCCCTCCCTTCAAATACTTTATTTCTTGCATTGCTAAAATCAAGATATTCTTTTACATGTGGAGAGATAGAATAAGCTAACTCTCTTCCATCAATATTAAAAGAAGGGTTTTTTTGAAGAATTCCCATGAGAATCTGATTTTGCTGTAAAGTTGCATTTAATAAATCCTTCAAAATAGAGGTATCATCGCTGCTTTGAATGTTCGGTAATTGATTTGGACGCTTATTTCCTGAAATATCTCTTCCGGCCAACGCTAATAGCTTCATAGCATCTGTTCTTTTTCTTGGATCAGTCGGAATAACCCACTCAGGATAACCACCTTCAGCAAGGCGATATAGTCCATCCTGATTAATTAGACCCCCTGTTGCATAACCTACACCTCTATATGCTTTGGCTAGGCTACCATAACGTGATACAGCATATCGAATGGAAGCCAGAACATTGGAAAGTGGATCGTAAATGTTTTTGTTGAAGCCAGGATACGCATACGCTTTAAATGTTGGATCTATAACCTGCATCAGTCCCTTTGATGGGATACCGCGTTTTGCGTTAATATCCCACAGGTTGATAGCCCTGGGATTTCCGCCAGATTCAGTTTTCATCTGGTAAAGCAATCTGTCTAAATTTGCTTTAGTATATTGACCTGTCATCATTAGTGCACGAGTTGCTACCCCTGCCCATCTCTTTACACCACTACCAGCTGCAGGTACGTCTCCGTATGAACCAAAGTCTTCAATTTTTTCTTTTAAGAATCCCTTCAATGCTTCTTTAACTTTGTTATAACCACCTGTGCCGATTCCCTTTAATATACCTGGAAAAGATGGCGTTTCTACTCCAAATAACTCTAGAGCTTTATTGAATAGCTTGGAAGGGTCAGAAATATAAGACCAAACATCTAAGGCTTTATCCTTTATTTTGCTAGCTGCCTTTTTTGTACTGTCCCAAGCACTGGATAACCAGCCAGTGCCATTTGCATAGCCCGGAAAGAAACCTTTCAGTAAATCTTCTGTTTCTTTATTAGGAAGGACAGAAGTACCCTTTGGCAAGTTCAAGAATTGAGCTCCCTTATCACCAAGCATCGTATACCCGACACCCGGAACATGAGCAAGCTCTCTCCCTTCCTCACCTACTACAGCTGGACCTCCTGGGTGATTATCTGTTCCAGTGGCATATTGAGGTATTGTCCACAATGGGATTAGGTTTTTGATGCCCACTTTCCCTAAGACCCAATTGACACCGCCAATAACTCCATTTATGCCGCTTCCAAGACCTTGCTCCATTTTATTGGCAACCGATTTTATGCCATCTGATACTTTTCCAGCCATACTCTTGATTCCGTTGCCGATTTTTCCGGGAAGCGCCTTGGCTCCATCAATCAATTGATTGAATTTTGCTAACCCGTCATCCGCAAAACTCCTAAACCATTCTTTAGCTTTGCCTACAAATGTTTTTATTCCGCCAATCGCATTATCCCATCCGCCTTTTAAGAATGAAACAAACGATTTAACAAAGCTGCCTATTCCTTTCAAGAGTCGTCCGATAAATAGGAGATTAAATAGATTCCAAGCAAACTCAATGCCGCCTTTAAATAACTGCTTGACGCCTTCCCACATTTTCTTGAAATCTCCTGTGAAAAGACCAGAGAAAATCTTAATGGCTCCCATAATGATATTAAGAG